TATCACCTTACCGGGCTGTATCCAGACTGGTGGGACGGCCGCCGTTGGGCGCGTCCGACCGTCGTATGGGCATCCGGCGAGACGGCAGAGGCGACGCGCGACAATCCTCAGCGCGTATTGCTTGGACTGGCCGGCGAAAAGGGAACCGGAGCCATTCCGGCAGACTGCCTGGGTGGAGATTATGGTATGGCGTCGGGCACAGCAGACCTGTTCGACTACATAAAGGTTAGGCACCATACGAATGGCGTTTTCGATGGCTGGTCATTCCTGCGTTTCAAGTATTACGCACAGGGGAGAAAGAAATGGCAGGGGCCGCCAGTTGATTTCGTTTGGTTCGACGAGGAACCGCCAGAGGAAATCTACGACGAAGGATTGGCGCGGACGATCGCAACAGGCGGAATGGCCGCCATGTCATTCACGCCGCTGCAGGGGATGTCGACCGTGGTGCTGCGCTTCCTTGGGAAAGAGAAAACTACCGACCGTGCCGACGTCAACATGACGATAGAGGACGCCGAACACATATCACCGGAGGAACGGGTTCGGATCATCGCCAGCTTCCCTGCGCACGAACGCGAGGCGCGCGCCAAGGGCATTCCGACACTAGGCAGCGGACGCATCTTTCCGGTCGAAGAAGACTCAATCAAGGTTGCGGCGTTTCCGATTCCGGATCATTGGGCGCAGATCAACGGAATCGATTTCGGCTGGGATCATCCGGCCGCTGCTGCGCGCCTTGCGTGGGACCGTGACGCTGATTGCCTGTACCTGATCAACGCGCACCGAGCCCGCGAACAGACGCCTATTCTCTTTGCACCATCAGTCAAGGCGTGGGGAGACTGGATCCCGGTTTCCTGGCCGCATGATGGATTGCAGCATGACAAGGGTAGCGGCGAGCAACTGGCCGAGCAGTATCGCGAAGCTGGCCTCAACATGCTACCCGAGCGCGCGACATGGGAAGACGGTAGCAACGGCGTCGAGGCCGGAGTGCTGGAAATGCTCGACCGGATGCAGACGGGGAGATTCAAGGTATTCGCTCACCTGGATGAGTTCTTTGAAGAATTCCGCCTGTATCACCGCAAGGACGGGAAGATCGTCAAGGAGATGGACGACATCATCAGCGCATGTTTGCATCAAGACACAAGGGTTATTACTAGATTTGGCGCGCAAAGAATAGTTGATCTGGTTGGAAGCAACGGAGAGGTTCTTAGTGCCGGCGGGGAGTGGATGCCATATAACAACTGCCGCAAGACGAGAGAGCAGGCAGAGCTTGTGATGGTTACGTTTGAAGATGGGTACGAGCTGCTTTGCACCCCTGACCACAAAATTTTGTCTGAATCAGGAGAGTGGGTCGCCGCAATAGATTCTGCTGGCGTGGTATGTCACAATGCCGTATCGCGTAGCAAAGGAATAAAATGGACGAAATCATTTACGGCGGAAAGCGATTTACCCGCTTTGGAAGATATTTCCGTAGTTCAAAAGAGTTTCTTCATAGGGCGATTTGGGAAGACTCTAACGGAAAAATTCCAGATGGCTACCATGTTCATCACAAAGATGGTGACAGGGATAACAACTCCATTGAAAACCTTTGCTGCATTCCAGGAGAAGAGCATCTGTCGCTCCACAACAAGGGACACCAAAGACGACCAGACGCTGCGCTTGCGGCCTTGGTTGAGTGGCGAAAAACAGATGCAGGTAAATCAGCCCAATACGAGGCAGGAAAGAGAAACGAGCACTTCCTTCGCCAAAAGGTTGAGTTCGTTTGTGATTGCTGTGGAAAAAAGTTTATGTCTCAACCAAAAGGGAGTAATCGGTTTTGCTCAAACGCATGTAGATCAAAGCAGCGCCGCAAAGATGGAGCGGACCTTGTTGCTTTTGTTTGCGGAGTGTGCGGATCGGAATATATGTCAAACCGATTCAGGCCAAGCAAAACATGCTCAATATCTTGTTCAAAAAAGCTATGGACTTCAACTCCCGAAGGCAAAGAGCACATCGCGCGTCTTGCAAGTGAAAAGCGCCGGAAGAAGTGATGTTTATTGCATGGAGGTTCCCGTTTACCAAGCCTTCGCTGTAGAGAATGGGGTTGTAGTGCATAACTGTCGCTATGCGCTGATGATGAAGCGCTTCGCCAGGGTTCCGCCAAGGGCTGATCGCCGCGCGCATCGCAAGGAAAGGGACTGGCGGACAGCCTAAATACTGGCTGGCGGTTCACAATTCGCGCAACTATCCTCATCTGGCTGCGCGCATGAACCTGGAACACCCGATACTATCGTCGGACGGAAGTCGCTATTTCAGTGTCGGCGGCTCCGCATCCTTCAAAACCTTCACGCATCGAGGCTATAACTGCTCGCTTGAGTGGGTTGATGGCGAGCCGGCAATGCTGATCTGGTCCGCACGCGGCGGCCTTGACGCCGGGGTGTTCGGGATATGCCTGTCTTCGGCCGCCAAGTATGCTGACCCGTCCGGAGACATCACGCCAGCCGGCTATCTGGAAATCATCAATGCCCTGCCGGTTCTCGGGAAGCCACTGCTTGAAATCGAGGCCAAGGCGCTTCGTGATTGTGTGTTGCTGTGGATGCCCGACCTGCTGCACATGCCCGCCTGTCCATCCGCTGTCCGCATTGCCGATCGGCCGGATGCGCTTTGGGAGATCACCCACAAGGACCAGAACGGCAAGGTCTTGAGCGAGGCCAGTATATGAGCAAGAAAGTCGCGGTCGGCCCGGCACTGAAACCGGCAGACGAGATGAAGAAGCACGCGCAACTGATGACATGGTTTCAGCAGGAAATGCGCCGCCAGTCGGTCAATCGCTACCAGATGGCACTTGATGAGGACTATTACGACTCGGAACAATGGACCGCTTCGGAAAAGGCCGTGCTGCGCGCCCGCGGCCAGGCTCCCGTGGTCTACAACGAAACGAAGTCGACAATCGACTGGCTGATCGGCACCGAGCGCCGGACGCGAACCGACTTCACGGTGCACGCCCGCGAGGAGTCGAAAGAAGCGGAAGAAGATGCCAAGGTCAAGACCAAACTGCTGAAGTACCTGCATGACGCGAACAACACAGGGTTCGAGCGTTCGGCCGTGGCTGACGATGTGTTCAAGGCCGGGATGGGATGGCTCGAAGTCGGCATCTCGGAAGACCCGGAAGACGAACCTGTGTATCAGCGCTACCAGTCCTGGCGTGGCATGCTGCACGATTCGCTTGGCGAGCGGCGCGACATCAACGATTCGCGCTACCTGTTCCGCTTCCGCATGGTCGACCTCGATCTGGCCATTGCTTATTTCCCGGATAAAGAGCGGGAACTGCGCGCCGCAGCGGTTTCATCTGATTCGCAGAGCTACCTCGAATGGTGGAACGGCAACCTGATGGACGACATCGGCACCGGAACGCCGATGCCAGGCAAGTACACGATGTATGACTCGGACGCCTGGGCCAACAACCTGCGCGAGCGCGTGTTGCTGATCGAGTGCTGGTATCGGGAGCCGACCACCGAAAGGGTTGGTATTGGTCCGTCGTCAGTCGATTGCGTGCGCATGAAGATGCGCGTGTCGATCCTGACCGAGAAGAACATCATCACGGACCAGCCGAGTCCGTACCAGCACAACAAATATCCGTTCATCCCGTTCTGGTGCTATCGCCGCAAGCGCGACGGGGCGCCGTATGGCGTGGCCAGGGCCATTCGCGGGCCGCAGGATGCGCTCAACAAGCGTATGTCAAAGGTGCAGCACATCCTGTCGCAGTCCCAGATCATCGCCGAGAACGATGCGTTTGACGACGAAATCATGACCGCCGAAGAGGCGCGCGAAGAATACTCGGCTCCCGATGGCATGGTGCTGCTGGCGCGTGGCGGCCTGGCGAAGGTCAAGACTGATCGCCAGAATGATGTGGCCGAGTCGCACGTTCGCCTGATGGATGCCGATACCGCGATCATCCGCAACGCGGCCGGCGTGACGAACGAGAACCTGGGGCGCGATACGAACGCAATCAGTGGCATCGCCGTGCAGAAGAAGGTCGACCAGGGGTCGGTGCTTACTGCCGAGATTTTCGACAACATGCTGCTGGCGCGCCAGCTTGAGGGCGAGATCACGCTGTCGCTGATCGAGCAGTATTACAATCAGCCGAAAGAGTTCTCGATTACTGGCGAGCGCCAGAAGCGCGAGTACGTGCAGATCAACACGCCGGACCCGGTGACTGGAGAAATCCTCAACGACATCACCGCGCGCCGGGCGAACTTCATCATCGGCGAGCAGAACTGGAAGCAGACGCTGCAACAGGCCGCGGCAGAGTCCATGATGGAACTGTTGCAGCAGCTTGCCCCGACCTCTCCGGAGATTGTGACCGCGTTGCTCGACGTGGCCATCGAGCTATTCGACCTGCCGAACAAGACCCTGGTTCTGCAACGCATCCGCGCCGTCACTGGCATGACCGACCCGAACGAAACGCCGACGCCGGAAGAAGAGGCGCAGCGTCAGGCGAACCAGGCGAAGAAGGACGAAGCTGAGAGGATTGAAGTTGATCGCTTGCGTGCCGAGCTTGAAAACCTGCGGGCGAAGACGAAGCAGCTAGAAGCGGCAGCCGTCAAGGCAGGCACAGAGACATCTTATGCTGCAATGCAGGGTGCACAGGTGATTGCCACGATGCCGCAGGTGGCGCCGATTGCAGACGAGATCATGAAGGGCGCTGGCTATCGTGACCCGAATCCTGGTGGTGATGACCCGAATTTTCCGGTTCCTCCGGTTGCCCAACAACCGCAAGTTGATTTCCCGACAAATACCAGCCCGATGCTGCCGGCGACGGCCGGAACCGGAGCAATGGCTGGTATTGAAACCCAACGCGCCGATGGAGAAATTAAATGACGACTTACACGACGGACGACCAATTCCCAGAGGGCGGAAACTTCAAGATTGGCGACATTTGCGAGAGCACGAATTCGTCTTCTCCTGTTTCGGCATGGGTCTACACAGAGCGCGGGTGGGTTGCGAACGGTGCACCTGTTTGGGATGATTTGCGGTTCCCCGCCCAAGGAATCAACCCGGCCGGACAGACGGATGCGCCGAGCATCGATACGACTACGTTTCCGGGCACGCTGTTGTTTTCCGCCAGTGTCGTCAACTTGATCGCTGGCGTCGCGCAGATGCCGCACGCATGGTCGCGCGGAACGGCTATCCACCCCCACGTGCATTGGGCCAAGTCGACCAGCGCGGCGGGCGGAGTCGTGTGGGAATGGTGTTATTCGATCGCGGACATCGGCGGCACGTTCGGCGCCTATTCGGCCTGGACCGCGGCAACCGCGGTCGTTTCCGACAGCAACACCGCATCCAAGCAGGCTCTTGCCGCGTTTCCGTTACTGGACATGACGGGCTACAAGGAATCGACCATGATCGCCTGGCAGCTTCGGCGCAACGTGGATGCGACCGCGGACACCTATGCTGCCGTGGCGAGGTTCTTTGAATTCGACTTCCACTACCAGTCTAACAAACTCGGCACCGTGCAAGAGATCACCGTGTGATGACTACAAAAAAATACTGGCTGGCGATGTAGCATCATTGCAATGATCGACACTAAACCCGCAGGAGCGACGCAGTGACCATTTCCGCAGAAGAACTTTCGACCTTGACTCCAGACGAACAAGAGGCGGTGCTTGCCGCGCAGCAACCGGAAACCGTGGCCGAAGAAACGACCTCGGAAGAAGTTGCGCCTGTTGATTCTGCCGAGTCTGATGATGGCGCCGCCGAGCCGGGCGATGGTGAGCAGGTTGCCGACGATGCCGCAGAAGAAGTTATTCAGCCGGCCGGGTTCGTGCCGCAGTTCGATGCCTCGGCGCCGGAAGGGGTTGCCGAGCAGATTGCCGCGCTGAACGAGCGGGAGCTTGCGCTTGAAGCGCAGTTCAATGACGGTGAAATCGACGCGCCCGAGTTGTCGCGCGCCATGCGCGAAATTTCAAGCAAGCGCACCGAGCTGCTGATCGACCAAAAGCAAGCCGAGTGGGCCGCCAAGCAGAACGCCGAGATCGAGCAGCAATTCAATGCGCGCATCACCAGGCAATTCTTCGACAAGCCGGCAGCGAAGCTGTACGAAGACACAATCATGTACAGGCTGCTCGATGCCACCGTGGCCGATTTGCGCACGTCGGCGCCGGAAAAAGGCTATGAATGGGCGCTCAACGAAGCCGACCGCCTGGTTCGTCAGCGCATCGGCGGAAATGCGCCGAGCCTGAAGCCTGTCGAGGCGCCCCGGGCCAAGGAAGTTCCGCCGACCGTTCGCACCATCGGCAACCTGCCCGCTGCTGCGCCTGCGCCGGTCGGCGATGACCGCGCCGAGAAGATCGGTATGCTCGAAGGCGAGGATCTGGAAAAGTACGTTGGCCGGCTGTCGGCCGATGACCGCAAGAAACTATCGAGGGCCGCGTAATGGCTCAAGGTGTCGTCCATGAAATCGAGGTGGGCGAAACGCTGTTTGCTGGAAACGTTGCCGTGACGGTAGAGCAAAAGAGCGGACGAAAGGCAAGACTCAGAGTTGTAGCGCCGGACGAGACGAAAATCTCGCGCCGGAAAAACGAACCCGGCGAAAGCCGTATGACTGCGGAGCAATCCGTGTAATCGCCGGCATTCCGGCAGTTGATGCGCAGGAGTGCGTCATGTGCTTGTTTAGGAGAATAATGACATGGCACGCACTTCGATTTTGCCGACCGATGCATCGGCATTGAAAGTTTGGGCGGCGGAAGTCGCCATCGACTCCAAGAAGAAATCCTTCTGGGAAAAAATGACTGGCAGCGAAGCCGATGCTTTGCCGGTCGTTCACAAGATGGACCTCGAGTCCGGTCCTGGCGACGAGGTCACGACAACCCTGATTGCCAAGCTGCGCGGCAAGCCGATCGAAGGGTCGGAAAAGGGCGAGGGCCGCGAACAATCGCTGGCTCACTACACGCAGAAAATGCGCATCGACAAGCACCGCCAGTTGGTGAACGTCGGTGACGTAATGACGCAGAAGCGCGTCAATTTCAGCGTCACCGATCAGGTGAAGGCCCGCTTGTCTGATTACATGGCCGAAATCTACGACGAACAGGCGCACATGACCGCAGCAGGCGGCCGCGGTGTCGGCACGGAAATCCAGCATTACCCGGTTGGCTACGCCGGATTCCCGAATGCCTTCATCACGCCCGATTCGGCACACCTGATCATCGGCAACGGCAAGACGACCTCCACGCTGACTGGTGCCGGCGATACCAACCTGTCGACCGCCATCATCGACCGCGCCGTTGTTCGCGCCAAGAAGATGCTCGGCGTCGAAACCGCCCAGGGTGCCCGCATGGAGCCGATCAACGTTGACGGCCAGAAGGCTTTCGTGATGCTGACTGCGCCCGAGTCGATGTATGACCTTCGCCGCGAAGTCGGTGATGCCGGCTGGCTGACGCTCGAGAAGGCCAAGGCTGCCGCGGTTGGTGCCAAGTCGCCGATCTTCACTGCCGGCCAGTCGTACTACTCCGGCGTCCTGCTGATGGAACACGAAACCTGCGTCAAGCATGCGGTGCATACCAGCAACGGTTCGACCATCGTCCCGACCGTCCGCAACCTGTTCCTCGGCGCCCATGCAATTTCGGTTGCTTTCGGAACCAAGGGACAGCGTGGCGGTGTGCGCTACGAGTTGACCGATTCCGACCTGGACCACGGCGAGGAAGAAGTTGTCATCACCCGCATGATCGCTGGCTGGATCAAGAACCAGTTCAACGGCATGGACTTCGGTGTTCAGTCTGTCGACACCGCCTACACCGCCATCGCGTAAGGAGAACCAAACATGGCTTTCTACCAATCCAAGCAAATCGTCAACAACGAGCCGCTGGTGTCCGCCGATGGCGCCACCGAAACCATTGCCATCGTCGGCGACTTCACCACCGTCACCGGCATGGTCACTGGCGAAATCGTCGAAATGGTCGGCCTCCCCGCCGGATATGTCCCGGTGGACGTCCTGGTCGCCTACGACGCATCCGCCGCTGCGGCATGGACGGCTGACTGCGGCGTGCTTTCCGGAAACTACGGCGTCACAACGGGCACGGCTCGTACCCAGGGCAACGAAGCCTTTGCTGCCAACTCGACAGGCCAGGGTGCTGCCGGCCTGGTCCGGGCTGTCAAGCCGAACCTGGCTCAACTTGCTCCGGCAGACAACGACCGTGGCATCGGGCTGAAGATCGTCGGCACGCTGACCACCCTGGTTGTCGGTACCAACATCCGTATGACCCTGCTGGCTCGCCCGGCACGCAACGGGGTCTAAGCATGGGCCGTCCGCGCAGGAGTGCGAAACAGGCGGAATCTTCGGATTCCGTTTTTGAATCTGCGCCGGTTGCTTCACCGCAGCCGACGAGTTTTGCCATCAGTCGCTCGGTACATGATATGGCCGGCGACGAACTCAAGGCCCATGCCCGCAGGATCGGTGTTTCTGAGCGAGACGTGATCGGACTGTCCGAATCACGGCTGCGTCAGAATTGCCTGGTCATGGCGCGTGAGAACCTGGAAAACGCCTGACATGAATCTCGGTGAGCTTCGTTCTGACTTCAGGGGCCGCGTATGCGACACCAAAAAGCCATACCTGTGGAGTGATCGAGAAGTCGACGGGTACATCAACGAAGCGCTGATCGAGGCGGTTGATCGCGGCCTGATGATCTATGACCGCGAGTCTTTCACAGTAGATGTCGCTGTGGGCGTGACTGACTACGCGCTCGACAAAAGCATCATCCGCGTCAATGCGGCATTGGTCACGTCGAAAGATGGTGTTGCGCTTGACGAGCCAGAGTTGCTGCGCCTGGCAGAACGCGAATCAGGATTTGTGTACCATCAGCAATTCGGTCGCCACCATGATCTGCAGGGATACCGGATTGACGAAGACGGAACATTTGTTCTCGATGCCACGCCTTCGACAGTCGCTACCTTGTCACTGGAAGTTTATCGCTACGCCGATGCGCTGCAGGACGATAGCGACGAGCCTGAGATTCCGAACAAGTATCACGCCAAGATGCTGGATTGGGCGCTGAAGCTGGCCTATCTCAAGCAGGATGCTGACACATACGATCCGTCCGCGGCAGAGCGTCACGACGCAGAGTTTGCTCGCACATTCGGTACGCCAAAGACAGCGCAGCAGCATCGGCAGCGGCTTCGTCGTGCGGCGCGAAGCATCAAGACTCCTGGGTTCTGAATCGGAGGCCACGATGAACCTGCGCATCGAGAACAGCGAACTCTATGTCGACAACCTGAGACTTTGCTTTGCCGGAGCCGGAAATGGACGCCAAAATCTACAGCCTGGACGATATGAAGTCGTCACGCAATACTCCACTCACCACGGAAAGATACTTCCCGACGCAGTGGGTCTCGGATGGCTTGGCCCTTTCTCTGAGTGCGATGTCATTCTGGGTGGAGTGCGCGGTCGC